CCTTTCATAACTCTTAAAAAGTTCTTTCTAATCATACCATTATATGATATTTTAATCCAATTACTATTTAAATTACTAATTAATAATAATTTTTTCATTAATTTAACCTAATTACGCCTTCAGATCTCCATAAACTACCCAAGAATTTGTATCTCTCTTGAATAGGGTACACGATGACCATTGTGTACGTAATTTAAGTCCAGGAGTATAATTTACTGTAACTCCAGATGCTCCAGCAATAGTTACCTGTCCTGTATTTGTTGCTAAAATATCGATACTTGTTCCAATTGGATAAGCAGTTGATGAATTTAGTGGAATTGTAACGGTAACTGGGTTTGAGCTATTAATTTCAATTAATGTATCTCTTTCAGTTAACGAAGATAATGTGTAATCAGATGTTTTAACATTGATTGGGGTAAGTGATTGTACTCCAGTAGTTGTTTGTATTGTTCCATCTGAAAATGTAATTCCGCCAGATGGTAGTGTGATTATTGGGGAAGTTAAAGTTTTATTTGTAAGAGTTTGGGATTCAGTTAATGTGGCTACAGTTGAATCTATAGCAATTGTAATTGCTCCTGAACCATCAAATGATGATCCTGAAAGTCCCGTTCCAATTGTAAGAGCATTTGTAGTTGATGCTTTTACGGTAATTGCTGCAGAACCATCAAATGCTACACCATTAATATTACTTGCTGTTGCAAGTTTTGTTGCTGTGTCAGCATTACCAGTCACTGCTCCAGTTACGTTACCTTCAAATGTTGCAGCTTTTAAAACACCATATGTTGCAGATGTGAAATCCATATTTGTTGAAGAAGGCTCAGCCATTCCTGTAACAAGCTTCCACTTAGCATCAGCATGATCACGAACAAGACCAGTATGCTTATGTGTTGAATCTCCAGAACCTTTGTATGCTCCAAAAAATCCGATTTCTAGTGCATCAGAAGTTGTGTTATTATCTGCTAGATAAATAAGTGAATCATCTACCTTAAGATCCGTTGAAGAAATTGTTGTGCTTGTTCCAGTTACGGTTAAGTTACCTGTAATAATTAAATCTGCTGTATTTACTGTTCCTGTAAATGTTGGAGAAGCAAGCGGTGCTTTAGCAGCAAGTGTTGTGTCTAAACCAGAAATCTTAGATGTTGCTATAGCAGCTGATGATGAAATATCACCATTAACGATTGTTCCATCTACAATATCTGCAGATGTAATAGATGAGGCAAGATTTAACTTAGAGTAAGCAATTGCTGCTGATGAAGAAATATCTCCATTTACAATAGTTCCATCAAGTATCTTGGCAGATGTAATTGCACCATCTGCAATATCTGCAGCCACAATTGTTCCATCTGCAATTTTAGCTGATGTAATTGCTGAATCTGCAATTTTTGCAGTTGTGATTACTGAATCTGCTAAATCAACTGTGGCAATTGCTCCGTCTGTAATGTCAGAAGAAACAATAGATCCGCTCAAATTTAATTTACTATATGCAATTGCTGCCGATGAACTAATATCATTATTGATAATTGTTCCATCTAATATCATTCCAGAAGTAACTGTTCCAGTTGGAAGAATTACAGTTCCTGTAAAAGTTGGACTTGCTAATGGAGCTTTAAGATCTAGAGCAGTTTGTGTTGCTGTAGATACTGGCTTATTAGCGTCGCTTGTATTATCTACATTTCCAAGACCTACCATGCCCTTTGTGATACCGCTTACTGTTCCAGTAAATGTTGGGGACTGTAAAGGTGCTTTGGTATTTAATTGACCCTGAATCGATGCGGTTGTTCCTGCTAAATATCCAATTTCTATAGATGAGGCATTATTAATAGTGGCCTGTTTCTCATTTAATTGTGTTTGAATTGGAGATGTAACATTATTTAAATATGACAACTCAATATTGCTAACATCACCAATACTTGTTGTAGATGGCAATCCGACTGTACCAGTAAATATTGGACTATCTAATGGTGATTTACTATCTAACTGAGTTTGAATTGATGAGGTAACTCCATCTAGATATCCTATTTCAGAATCAGAAACATTTGCAACTTTATCTTGTTTATTATTAATTTGTGTTTGTTTGTCATTTAATTGTGTTTGAATTGGAGATGTAACTCCATCTAAATATCCGATCTCAGAATCAGAAACATTTGTAACCTTATCTTGTTTATTATTAATTTGTGTTTGTTTGTCATTAATTTGAGTTTGAATTGATGAGGTAACTCCATCTAGATATCCAATTTCAGAATCAGAAACATTTGCAACTTTATCTTGTTTTACAGAAATTTGTTGTTCTTGATAATCTAATTGGTTTTGAATTGATGATGTTACTCCGTCTAAGTATCCAATTTCAGTATTTGATACATTAGGGACTAATGTTTGATATGTAGAAGCGGCTAAAGAGGTTGATAATTTTGAATCAATTTGAGACTGAATTCCAGATGTTACTCCATCTAAATAGCTAATTTCTGTATCAGAAACTCCAGATATTTTATCTTGTTTTAAAGCAAGTGCTGCTATTGCTGCTGTAGATAAAGATTTATTAGCATCTGATGTATTATCTACATTGCTTAATCCAACCATAGATTTTGTAATGCCATATGTTGTACCAGTAAATGTAGCATTATTAATAGTTGGAGAAGATTTAGGAGCATATTCATTACCTACTTGTGTCTCAAAATAAGTTAATGCATTTGAAATATTAGTTATTGCTGCATTTAAATCTGTTTTTGTATCATCTACATAACCCTTTGTAGCAGAGTCGCCTGGATCTGCTGGTGCAGCTAGTCCTGTTACTTTATGCGTTCCGCCAAATGCTAAATTGCCAGTCATGGTGTCCCCAGCTTTGGCAACCTTTGTTGCAATATTAGTAGTTACTGTTGAGGCAAAGGATGCATCATCATTTATTGCATCTGCTAATTCTTTTAATGTATTTAATGCAGCTGGTGCGGCATTTACAAGGTTTGTTATAGCAGTATCAGTATAACCTTCTGATGTTGAAATAGCTTGAGATTTTGCATTTGCAATTTCTGTTGTAATAGTTCCATGAACTGCGGTAATTGCATCAGTAGTATATTGCTCTGCAGTTTCAATTGCATTTTGAACTGCATTATTACGTGCTGTTATTTCAGTTGAAATTTTTCCATCAGTATATGATTCTGATATTGAAATTGCTTCAGATTTAGCAGTTGAAATTGCAGAATTTCTAGAAGTTACTTCAGATGAAATTTTATCATCTGTATATGTTTCTGAAGTAGTAATTGCTTGTGATTTAGCTGTTGCAATTGCTGAATTTCTATTTGAAATTTCTGTACTAATAGCTGAATTTCTATTTGTAACTTCTGTAGAAATTGCTGAATCTGTATAATTTTCTGCAGTTGTAATTGCATTTGATACTGCAGTTGCACGACTAGATGCTTCTGTAGATACTAATCCCTGGGCATAAGTTTTTGTAGAAATTACTGAGGTATCCACACTTAATGTAATTTTATTTGCAGCATCATCATAAGATTTATTTATTCCATTTGCTGGAGATAAAGCATCATCAATAGCATCTTGAGATAATTCTGAAATATTTTCTACAAGTGCTACCGTTCCGCTTGCATCTGGAAATGTAATAGTACGATCAGATGTAGGGTCTGTTACAGTTAATGTAGTTTCATATGAATTATCTGTAGCACCTTCTATAATAATACTAGATTTTGGTACAAGAAGGTTCCCATCTACATCTAACTTAGCTGGTCCGCCAGGATTTCCCAAGTCTGCGTTTGGGATATAATCATTTAAACTATTTTCTAAACCTTGTGGAGTAATATTTAAATAAGTTGTAATACTATTCCAGTGAGTTCCATAATCAGGAGCTGTTACTGGTGGTCCAACTTTTATCTTATTGGTATCTGTTTCAATACCAAATTCTCCTGGGTACAGGAGTGGGTTTGTTTCTGACCAATTTGTAGAGAGGTCTCTTCTTAACTGAATTCTTATTGCCATTTTATGCTGCCCCTCCGTCAATTATATCATTATTTGATATTAATGAATAGTTGGTATTTGCATTTCCACCGTCCATTGTAATGATATAGTCACCACTTTCTACATACCCGCCATATATTGTGGTTCTGACAAGTCCTTCGTTTGAATAGTGTTGGTGATCTAATAATTCTTTTGGACCAGCAACATCATACCATATAATTCCATTAAATACCTTTATAGTATTTTCTGAAGTGTCAAAATAAACTGTACCTTTTATTGGATTTTGTGGTGCTAATGAAAGTGATTGAATAGAATTTGCAGAAGCACTTTGTCCGACTGAACCAATAACAGACCACGATGCTCCATTATAATACTTTAATGCATTTATTGATGTATTATAATATATAGCACCAGCAGCAGAGTCAGACGGATCTGAACTCAGTGCTACTGGAGCAATCGTGGTTTTAAATTGCTTTGCCATGATTATCCTGTAATTACTACTCTATATGCTCCTGCTGTTGGTGCTGATGCAAATGTTAGTGTAACTGCACTTGTAGATGTATGATCAACATCACATTCAATTTGTGCATATGGAGAAGATGTAGCAAAAACTTGTACTACAACATCCCTTGTACCTAAATTATGTGTTGCTGTAAATGTATAAGGACTAACAGCAGTTGTTGTAATATCTGAAGACCATTTACGTGCAATTGAGTGATAGTTTGTACCATCATTTGTAAGTCCCCATGTTGTTGCAGATTGGCTTGAGCCAGCTGTTTCTCTCCATAAGATTTCTACGTCTGTAGATGTTCCACGCTCTACACGAATACCAGCATCTGCTGTTGGAGTTCCTGTAAAGTCAGTATTAAGATTAATCTTATTATCAACAATGTTTACTTGAGTTGTATTTACAGAATTAACTGTTCCTGTTACATTGAGGTTTCCGCCAACAAGCAAGTTACCAACAACTTCTACGTTAGTTGGCAAACCAACTGTAATTGCTGCTGTTTCTCCACCTGATCCAGTTACTGTAATTTGATTTGCTGTTCCAGCAACTGTGGCAATATATGCTCCAGTTGTGTCGTCGCCCAAAGCAACTGAGTTTGGCTGAACTGTTGTGTTAATTGTTACATTGCCAAGGTTGGTCATTGTTGCAGAACCAACTACATCTCCAGAAAGAGTAATTACTGGGTCATTGACATCAAAATTAAGTTTTCCTGTTGGATCATCATACGTTACATTGATACCACTTTCAGTATTACCTGATACCATTGCTCCAACAACATCTTCAACGGCTTCTTGGAAGTCATTTACTTGTGTTGATGGAATTGAAATATCTTGGTGTGATGCAGAAGTTAATTGTCCTTGTGCATTTACGGCTACTGTTGTAGTTTTTGTTGCAGATCCATAAGTACCAGCTGCTACGCCAGTATTTGTAATATTAAGTGATTCTGTATTTCCAGCATCGTTATATGTTGCTGTAATTCCAGTTCCATTAATTACAAGGGCACCAACAATATCTTGTACACGCTCAGCATTTAATGTTACTGCTGCTGATGTTACTGTAAAGTCTGTTGAATCAAATGAAGCAACACCTTTTTGAGATGCTGTAGCATTTTTTGCAGTAATTGTAATTGTATTATCTGTTATTGCTGTATCAATTGCGCTATCGCCAGTTACGGTTAAAGTATCTGTTAATAGGTTTACTGTATCTGTTCCAGTTTCTCCAGCAATTGCAAGTGCTGTTGCTACTGTTACTGTTCCCGCCGCAGTCAATCGACCTTGTGCGTCTACTGTAAATGTAGGAATTGCAGTTTGTGAACCATAAGATCCTGCTGTAACTGCTGTGTTATTTAATGATAGTGTTGTAGTTCCTGCGGCATCATTGTATGTTGATGTTAATGCTGTGCCACCGACTACGGATGAACCAATTACGTCTTGAATAACTTCCGCTGAGCCAGACATTGGCATCCATGGGCCATCTGGTGATGATAGTCCATTGTAGTAATACATCGAGTTATTTGATGTATCGTAGTAAATCTGTCCAGTTACTGGGCTAGATGGTGCAGCGCCAAGGTTCTGGATTCTAGCATTAAGAAGCTCATTTTTGTTGAGATCAACGCTAACTAAAAATTTTCTTGCCATTTGCTAACTCCCTTAAGACAGGTACGCTGTCCCTGAGAATGGTTGAGCCATTGTCAGTGTTATTTTATTATTACTATTATAATCTATTCCTGTTTCTAAAACATCTCCTGCGCTTGATTTAATAGTCACATTAGGCTTCATTCCTAAATTATGATTTATAATCACAGAATATACCCCACTTACTGGTCCAGTTACCTGAGCCATTTCCCATGAGTATTCTAATGTCATATTAAGAAGGTAGCTTGTGGATCCCGCCCATGTGAGATCTGTTGGTTTTGGACCATAAAATCTTGTCGTATTTTTGTCGTAGTAAAAGTCTCCTTCAAGTCCAAAGTTTTCTGATGGAGCGCCTGTTCCATTAAGGATACTTTTTCCTCTTGGACCTTGTGGGCCAGGAGTTGAAACAACTACTTCATTGTTTGGTACCGTTACAACAATTGTCTCTACCATTAGATTGTCACCGATCTGCTAAGGGTTATAAATCCTTCTAGCAATTTAATTTTGTTTGCGTTTGAGTCTGTCACCATAATGTCATATGATGATTTTGGATAGAATAGTTTATTTGTTTGCGTAGGGGTTATCTTTATAGTTAGTTTACCAAGTAACGGGGTTATTACAATTCCACCTGCTGGAGATGTTAGGCTAAATGCTAATTTGCTTCCGCCTTTTGTATCACGGACCTGCATTTTTGCTGTTGAGCCTGTTAAGTCAATAGGTAATCCATCATTGCCTTTATATTCAACAATAAATGAGAAAGTGGCATTTTGATCCACTTCGAAATTCTTTTGTCCTGCCATTTGCTAGTACTCCTAAATAGGAAAACTCCTATGCTTATTTTAGCACAGGAGCATTCCTAATAAGCTATTAATTCTTTGCTTTAAATCCGTATTCCTTATTGCTTGGACTTAATGCTTTAAGGATTACTGGAGCAACGGCTGCCAGGCCTGCCAGACCTAAATCCTTTATATTTGTATTGCCTGCCATATACAGTGCAATAACTGCAGATAGGAATGCACGAGCATATGTTCCTAGTGCTGCTAGACTTTGTTCTACGTATGTATTCATTTTTCTCCTTTGCTTACGTTTTGAGATTTTAATCTCAAATCTATTTTATCATTATGCAGAAATATCTACAAGCTCACAATTCCCATCAGAAGTACAGGCCAGCGTTTGAGTTCCACTGGTCCCGTCCTCTGTTTCGTAGAAAGATAAGTCTTCCCAACGAATACTTGATGGCATTTTTGCCAAAAGCTCTAGGTATTCTTCTTCCGATACTTCTTGATATGGGGCTTGCTTATATGAATGGTCTGAGTGGGGTAAGAATGAAATTCCAGAAACTTCGTCAAAGTTTTTATAGACCCAAGCACCTACCTCCATCCATTCATCTTCTTTTACAGAAATCGTGATTGATGGTTTATGTTCACACCATGCCCTCTGATAAACTAACCAAGTATTTAAATGCTCAATAGCAGTTAAATCATTTCTTGTAATTGCACCTTCTGGAGCTTTTACTGGAAATGAAAATACATACGTATCATTTGGCTTCATTACATCATCTTCTACGGGAATTCCAACTTCTTTCAAAAATGTTGAAAGTGGATCTTTTTTATCTCCACGAACTGTACGAATATAATAATCTGAATGCCATGCATGCATTCCTGATGATACCCCGACCAATTGGGATACTGTGCCAGATGGCTTTACACAGGTTACCGCTGCAGATGCTGGAATCCCAATTTTCTCAGCTTCTTTAATATTAGTATCTACTGCATATTCTCTCAAAGAGTTTAAAACAATTTCTAATTTATCTAATCCCATTTTACCTGAAAAGAATTTATTCCCAAATTGTCCTGTTAAAGAAACTCCTAATAAACGTTCTTCTTCAGTATTGTCTTTCCAAATTTTACGAAGATACTTAAAATCAGTTAGCGTCGCCTGCCATGTTCCAAGAATTGTAGCAAGTCTAACTTTATTTGAGACATCTTCAACTGTATCTTTTTCACGAAGTACGACTTCTGAAAGATTACAAAACTGGTAAGGACGTAAAATAATTTCTGAACATGGGTTAGTTCCATAGTGAATATTTGAATCTCTTCTTCCATATTTTGCGGCTTGAGCTTGGGCTGCTGCCACATTATAGATACCTCTTTCGCCCGATTTTGAATCATATAAAGATTTCCATTCTGCAATAAATTGTTCCATTTCTGGTTTACGTGAATATGCAACAGAATTGTTTGACAATGCTCTTTGAGAATTATTTTCCCACCAATTACCTGATTTTGCTGCAGCCATTTCAATATCATTAATATTAGATAAAGAAATCATTGCTGAACGGCGAACGCCACCGACAACAACAATTTCTCCAATTTTACACATGATGTCATGAGCTTCAATTGGCTTTAATTGACGACCAGTAGCTGATTTAAATTTTGCAATTGTAAAATCAAAAAGATTAATTAATGGTTGAGGTCCTGAAGATCTTCCGCCCATGGTCTTTAGTCTTGCACCAGCTGGACGAAGTTTTGAGACATCAATTGCTGGAATTTGACCAGACCAAAGTAATGCTAAAAGTTCACGATATGCTTTTGCCCAACCTTGCTTTGAATCTTCAACAATAATTGTGGTTGTTGATTTTTCAAAAGTTTCTGGAACAGAAGGAAGTTTATTAACATATTTATACTCAACAGAAAATCCAACACCAGTTCCACACATAAGAATATACATTGTTTCATCAAATGATCTAGGAGAATCAACTGGTACAAATGAACAGTTATATCCTGCTACATGGTCACGATCTAGCGCTGGACCTGCAGTCATTACAGATCTCATAGATGGCATTACATTGCGATTAAATACTGCATCTTTTAATTCTGCAACTAAAGAATCTGAAGGAACGTATCCATGATTTTTGCCTAAATGATTTAACATAAAGTCAAAATATCTATCTACTGTTTCACCCCATGTTTCACGACGGTTCTCTTCTGGAATCCATCTTGCATATCTAGATAATGCAATAAAGTTTTCGTATGGGTTTTCAATAGTTTTAGACATTTTTTAGTGACACCTTTTCTTCCGCCTGCGGATTAATTAAATTTTGAATGAAGCTTAAGTGTATCAAACTTTTCTTTAAAGGGGAAGTGTTAAAAAGTTTTTTTAAATAAATTCTTAAAAGAATTCTTAGTCAACTGATCCCAGTTATAATCTAAATGTATTTTAGTTGACTGAGCAAAATAATAGCCAGAATATGCTTTAAAGTTTAAAGAAACATCTTTTAAAACCTCAAGGAATTGTTGATAGTTTGGCTCTAAAACTTTTCCAGTGTGTGCAAATTCCCATGGAGAATCTATGTATTTTGATTTTACTGAAAGAGGTCCCAAATATTTTTCATAATGTGCCCAGCCATTTGTACATATTGTTGGCATTCCAGTTGCTAAAGCTTGAAGTGGAATAAAACCAAATCCTTCTCCGTAACTTGGATAAAGCAAGACGTCGTGATCGTAGTAAAGGTTTAACAATTCTTCATCATCTAAGGTTTTATCTATTATATATATATTATTATATAAATTATATGGTAAATCTATAATGCTTTTATTTTTATCATACACTCTAGTAGTATTTGTTTTATCTACTTTTAAAGTTAAAGAATAATCAGGATTGTTTCCAAATAGCTCTATAAAAGAATCTACGACAAGCTGTCCGCCTTTTCTTGGGGCAGGCTCTCCGATATGTAAAAACTTTAAAGTATTTCCTTGTATTCTTTTTTTAGGTTTCCACATTGGATCTATTCCGTGAGGATATACGTTTATATTTTTAAAACCATTGTCTTCAAAAATTTGTGCACACCAATTTGAAGTTGTCCAAATTTCATCACATAACAACATTTTAGGCTTCCACTCTTCTGGAATCATTGTTGATTCCCAAGGAGTATAGCTGATTTGATATTGATTTTTATGTAACTTATAATCTATTGGTTTTGAAAAATTAATTTGAAAATTAGCTTTAGGATTTTGAAAATATACATCATGTCCTAGATTTGTCAATGATTTTACAATATTTTTTCCCGCATAACCATAACCATTTAAGCTTGTTAGGTTAATTATTGGTGTAGAAAATGATATTTCCATAAAATCTTTCTGGTCAACTGACTTGACAGTAACTTACAGCCAATGTTATGATTATAGTTCGTTATCTCTAAAGGAGGAAATGCCAATGGAGAAAATAAAGCAACAGGTGAGTGATTTGGTTCACAGTCTTGTTACAATTGTAATGATAACATTATTTTTGTATCCTGTACAGCCAGCAAACGCCTTAACAGTAAGACCTTTAGTGAAAACTGAAGCCCAAATAAAGCAAGAGACCTTGGATAAATTTAGTAACACTGTTTACAAATCATCTGAGGCACTTACAGATCAAGAGTTGGTAAAACTTCTCGAGGCTGTAGGGTTTACTGGAACAGGTCTTAAAAAAGCCTGGGCCATAGCCAAGAGGGAGTCTACAGGAAGACCTCTTGCCTACGATGGGAACTTAAGAACGGGAGACCATTCTTATGGACTCTTTCAAATCAATATGCTCGGTCAAATGGGTGTAGATAGAAGAGAAAGATATAACCTAAAGAGTAACTATGAGTTATTCGACCCAGTAACAAACGCAGAGATAACGTACAAAATGACTGATGGCGGCAGTGATTGGTCAAGCTGGAAGGGGATGACCCCGAGAGCACAGGAATTTTTGTTACAATTTCCTAAATTATAGAAAGGATGTATTTTGATTAAAATTCAAGTCGTATCGAAATACATCTCTATGTCCGAAGAGGGCCTTGTTCCAGAGCTTAATTGCCCAATGGATCAGGGTCCTCTTATGGTTAATATGAGTGATGATGATAAAATTTATTTATATTGTCTTTCATGTAAATATCAAAAATTCATAGGGTTGAATTTTTATAATAATATAGTTAAAGAATTAAGGGCGATAAATATAAATGTCTGAAAATACAGAAGTAGACCCGCAAGATTTAGAAACAAATTTACCTATGGTAAATTATATTATGCTTCATAGAATTTATGATCTATTAAGTTTAATTGCTAATAAAGTAGCGGGTTCCGAAGAAACAGCTAAAATGATAGAATATCATGATAAAGGATTCTTATTGGGTCCAACACCTTCATTTACACCAGAACAGGAATAAAAAATGACTAAAGAAGAAGTAGTGCAAATTATGTTAGATAGTTTTGAAGATGACAATATGGCATTGTGTTTTCAAGCTGGAATGGAAGAGCCTGAAGCCACAGCTAAAATGGAACAAGCTCGTCCTACTATGAAATATTTTTTTGGGAATATGTATGATATTCTTGTTGAAAAGAAAATTGTTTCAGAATAAACTATTGACATATAATTTAAATTAAATTATACTGGATTAGTATGAGTCGAGCTTATGTTCCTCATACTTATCCATGCAAGTGGACAGAGCCCAATCAGATCCGCCTCTGATTGGGTTTTCTGCTATAATTAAAGTATGAGCCCAAGACATTTTGCTAAACAAATGCAATCTCCTTACTTTAGAACTGATCATTATATGAAAGAAAGTAAAGAGATGGAAATGCAACGTAAAATTGAGGCTTTCTTTATAAAGTTTGCGTTTTGGAAAAAAAATAAGGAAAATAGTGGAAAATAAACTTGTTATTATTGAAGATTTTATATCTAAAGAATCATGTGATTTCATTATTAAAAATTTTAGGGATAGATTCAGAGAAACCCCAAATGTTGGAATCTATGGAGGTCCGAATCAAGGCATAGACAGAGCTTGGTATGTTGGTAATAAAAATCCTGTCAGCCATTACTCAGAAGTTTATGACGAAAATGTAGCAGTAGATTTATTAACTGGTATATGTAATAATGTAGTCAGAACTATGTCACAATATTATAATGTAGAGCTAGACCCGAGATCTATTTTTTATAGCAAAATGACTAGGGGGTCTATGCTTAACGAACACTACGATAATTTTGAGCCAGATGGGCAAATAGCGATACCTCTTGGGTCAGACGAATCAATTATAAATGAACTTGGTTTTGAAGTAGACTATTCTGGATTGCTATATTTAAATGATGATTATCAAGGCGGGGAGATCGTTTTTCCTAAACAAGAAATTTCCATGAAACCAAAACCTGGGACATTAATTTTCTTTATGGGTGATATGGAATTTCCACATAGTGTAAATGAAATTATTGATGGTGAAAGATTAAATGTCGTGTCTTTTTATTGGCCTGCTGCTTATAGAAAAAAGTATATTGAAATTTTAAATTCTCGTGAATCATGATTCAAAGCTTTATTATAACCAGTATATAGAAGACGTAAACTGTTATTTACATTTTGATAAAACTTATAATATAGATACTGCCACAAAAACTTATATAGGAAAAGATTATGATGGAAATGTTAAAATGGTTCCATCTTTAGAAAAAAATAATGAAAAATATCCTTATTCGATGGGATATCAAAATACACCATTTGTCCAAATTGACCGAATTAATGAAATACTTTTAAAAACGCCAGAAATCGATTCTTACAAGTTTGTAGATGTTGGATCAGGTAAAGGTAGGGTTATCCTATATAACTTGTCTCAAAACGCCTCCTACGCCCGTTATGAAGGTATAGAAATAGATAGCATGCTTCACATTAAAGCATTAACTAATATTAAGAATACTAATTTGAATATAAATAAAGATGTTGAATTAATGAATGTAAATATACTTAATTATAAACCAGAAAATGTACCAACAGTTTATTTTTTATTTTACCCGTTTGAATCAAACATTTATAAGAAGTTTTTAGAAAAAAATAAAGATATTTTTAATAGCAATAAAACTATAATAGTCTATGTCCAAGCAAATTACGATTTGGGTTTAGAAGAATCAATTGGGTTAAAAAAATTTTATGAAGAAAATTTTATTTATTTTTATAAATCTAAGCTGGTCATCTTGGATTCGAACCAAGAACCACTCGATTAACAGTCGAGTGCTCTGCCGTTGAGCTAATGACCAATATTGGTATTATTCGCCAATAATACCTTTCCAGCCAGTTCCAGCATGGAATTTTAATCCAGAAGTTAAACGTGTTGACTGATGGAAAAATGGAGCGGTGCAAGGAAATAAAACCATAACTCCAGCTTCTGTTTTTACTAGTACATCTTGTTCTTTAAAATAAAGATCTCCGCCTTCTTTATCGCTATTTAAATATAAAATACCAGTACAGATTGGATTAGTATGTCCATCATAATCGTCATCTACATGTGGACCCATTTCTCCTCCAGTGTCATACTGAAATAGAGCAATATCTTTTAGATAATGATCTTTATAGGGAATATCTAATTTCTCAAAGTAATACTTTCCAGCTTTTTCAAAAGATGAGTGGAGACCACGATAGAAAGATTGAATTTCTGGACTAGATGTATGAATTTTTTCTCCACGACGTTCTGCAGAAATTTTGGTTCCATAAACTTGTCTATTGCCTTCTAAATCTAAATTACTAGCTTCCCATGGATATGTTTTAAAAACATCATTATCTGTTAATGTTGTTTTCATTTTATTAAACATATCTATAGCACCTTGTGGATCTTCATAAATATTTCTAAAAACAAAAATTCTCTCGGCAAACACCTCTACATCAAAATCCATAATAACCTACCCTCAATTCATCCATATGCTTTCTAAAATCTTCATCTGACATACTACGTTTTAAATCAAAGTACTTATCTTCAAATGTAAACATCGTTACCATATATCTAGTTCCATTATCTACCCTGCGAACACCATGAGTATACTCTTTAGATGCTGGGTGAAAAACTACTGCCCCTGGAATGGGTTTAAATTTAATACCTTTATTAATATACTCTATTTCTCCCCCATCGAATTCATCATTAAGATAAAGTACTACTCCCCCAGTAGTATATGGTTGTGGACTATCATGATGTGGATCCATTGCCCATTCTTTTTCTGAAAGTGTAGTGCGAAAACGAGAGAGGTTTTTACATCTATCTACCTTTGAATTTTCTGAAGAAATAACTTCTTCTACTAATTTTGTCATATCATATATATCTTGCCATAAAACTCTGTCCTCTACAAATTCTGGTCCTGAACATATGTTATTTTTCCACGAACCTTGACCCAATTCGTTTTGCCATACATCTTCGTTTTTCATATAGGCATTAATTCTAGATAATGCATCAGAAGGAACCATATCTTTGATATAGTAAATATTCTCATCTAAATATATTTTTTCCATTATCCTCATTATAACATTTATTGAACTATATATAAATTATACATATCAATTTTAAGTCTATTTATTACATATTGTATTAATTTAATACTATACTCCTCATTTAAGTGACAGCCGTCGGCGGTAGAGACCCTATTTGTAAACATTCCCTCAATAACATTCTCATGGATGCGAAATGGCTTTTTTAACCATTTTTCCATGGAAAGTTCAGCCAATGCATCCACAAATTTGAGATATTGATATTGTGTTTGCTCTAATGAATATCGTGGTCCGAATATAGCTTTATATTCTTCAGACTCTAGAAATACTGGATCATCTGTAAATGGAATGGGATTCATAAAGAAGATATGAGACTGGAACGGACGGAAGTAATCGATAACCTTATCCATATAGATAGAAACTTCTTCCCTGGCATTATCGTATTTCACTAAATTACGTTTTAAATCATAATCTCCCCAACAAGGGATAACTATAGTATTTTGTCCTAATTCATTCTTAAATGGATCAAGCATAAGATCAAAAGCTTCTTTGGGTAATTTATGGATTCCTGAAGGTATCCGCCAAATAAAGGTTATTTCCTGTTTCTCATATTGCACAGTTTTATGTCCTATATCAATTTGACCATGTAGTAATGGATCAAAGATATGTTCTACTATATCGTTACTAGGATCATGATATTCATCTAGACAATTATCTGTGCAAGAATGAGAGTGTCTAGTTTCTCCCGCCGAATTTTCATTTATTGTAGTATTAAAAGCTTGTCCTGGAAATGCTCTCGCCATTGTCATAGCATGTGAGTTACCTAATATAAATATTCTCATAATTCTAGTCGACTACAATTTCCATAGATATATCATGTGTAAATAATGGAAAAGTATATCTATCTCCTTGGATAACTCGTTTAACGCCATGCAGGATATCTGCATTATGAATAAGTAGTGAATTAGCTACTGGTTTATATATTATACCGTAATCGACATATTCGATCTCCCCGCCTAAATAGTCGTCATTAATATAAAATACTACACCTTGAGTAATTGCAGCTGCATGACAGCAATTTACAGCTATTTCAGAGTGTTGACAAGATTTGTCTCTATGTGGATTCATAGACCAATATTCATCATCCCAAAAAGTACCTTCTCTAGGTTGTGGTCTAGAGTCTCCACGAAATCTAGCAAGAGTTGCTGTCTGATTTAATTTGATATTTTCAGTGTCCACTATTTGAGATATAGTATTATTTAAATTGTCGACAATATTAAGAATATATGGATTATATACCTGATTATAATTATTTCGATATATGGTTTCTTTTTCCGCTCCGTCAAGAGTTATCCAGTTTTCTTCATCAGTGCAATAGCGAATTAAAGTATTAAGGTCTTGTTCAGATAGAATGTTTTTGATATAGTAGATCTCAGGATGCAGATATATTTTATCCATGATGCATAGCTACAAATATTAAGTAAAATACCATAGAGAACCAAGCAATGTCTATAATGATCTTCTTTGTTTTTTTCAAAGATATATCTTCTCTTTTGTTTTTAATCTTTTTACTTTTTACTTTCTGACCCCCCGACCCCCCTAAACGAAAGTATAACATTAAAAATTTTTAGATGTCAAGGGTTATTTTATATCGTCCCAAAAAAATATTGTAGCTACGATAATAGGTCCAAAGATCACTGCTGCCTGAATCCAATTCATGTAGTAAGTATACTATAATTTGTAGTCAACTACAATTTCAGATTTCTAAAAATGTTAATAAATTTTTAATTTGTATGATACATCGTTTTAAAATGTCCGATTTATCCCAATAGTGCGACCATAAATGCTTAAATGTGGCGTATCTCACACAGATTCAGAAAGATTTATTCCGACACGCCCGAGAATAGGGGCATAAATGTCAGTCCCCCCTGCTAGGCTTATAGTATAAAGAAAGTAAGAAAGTCTTACTAAGAAAGGAGTCAGATAATGACTCAATTAACAGAAACAATCTATAGCACAATCGTGCATGACTTCCACAATGGTGGAGTTAAATCCTCTTATGGATTAGATACCTACACACGCAAGGCGTTATT